TCATTGAGCCCTGGGTGAAGTTAGGGACCACAGGGACCGCCAGGGCAGGTACAGCACTTGCAAGTACAGTACCCACAGCAGTCACATATAGGGCAATCGTCTTCTTCATCACTATATATCACTATCTTACTGTGAGTTCAGATACGAATTGTGTTGTCACTGTACTACCTGCACCACCAATAGCAGTCAGTGTGTCTCCATCACCATCAACTGCAAATCCGTGAGCACTAGTAACTTGAGCCATTCCATTGGAACCAACACCAGCAGCAGTAGCATACTGATTGGAATATCCAGCAGTTGTACTACCTGTAGTAGGTGCACTAGTTACGATAGCGTCACCTGTAGTTAGACTAGTCGTGAAGCTGAATGCATCTCCAGCTGTCGTTTGGGTCGCATCTGGAACAGTAAATGTAGCAACACCTGTAGCACTTACAGCAGATATGCCACCAAGACTCGCAGCAGCAGACCCACCAGTAGGTGTTACTGTTGTTGAGACATTGTTACCAGATATACTAAATGTATTTCCTTGTCTAGTCACAGATGTACTAGCTGCATCCACTTGTAGGGCAGCACTAGTTGTCATTTTATGATATATATCCGCTCTTGCAGCAGAGCCACTCATCAAAATCATACCGAAAAGCAGTAATACTTTTCTCATGTGTTTTTACCTAGGTGATTCTATTTAGCCGATTACTACCTGTTACAAATGTACTATTCGGATAGCACTACCCCTAGTATCAGGCCGATATGCTATAAATATATGTGGTTGCCTTCGGGGACCACACAATAAAACTCGCTTAGTAAAGGAGCATAACAAATGACTAACCTAACACGTTATCGTGCGACAGATCTTCCACAGCTTATGGAAAAGATCAACAAGTATGGCATAGGACTAGACTCATACTTCGATCATTTCTTTAGTCAAGATCAATCGACAAACTACCCACCCTACAATTTGATTCATCTTAGTAATCATGAATCACGTTTGGAGGTCGCACTAGCAGGATTTAAAAAGGATGAAGTCAAAGTGTATACCGAGTATGGTAAACTCTTTGTAGAAGGTAAGGTAGAAGAGAAAGAAGAACCACAATATGCTTACAGAGGACTCTCTAAGAGAAACTTCAGTAGGTCATGGCAACTCTCTGAGGATGTAGAGATCAAGCATGTTGATTTCGAAGATGGACTACTGAATGTCTTACTTGGTAAGATAGTTCCTGAGCACCATGCAAGAAAAGACTATATGTGATAGTATACATATAGTAACTGTCATACCACAGTGGCTGATAAAAAACAGTACGAGAAGACACCTTTTCGTAAGTACTATGAAGAGTTCTGTGAAGTTTTAGGTCACCCACTGTGGATGCTGCCAATGATGATGATTGGTTTCTTCTTTATGGTAGAATTTATGCATACCATGTACCATATGGATGGTGAGAAGGATGCACACGGATTCTGTGGCAGGCAGGAATGGGTAAAAGAATTAATGGAGGATGAATGGTAGAACTACTTGAGTTATTAGAGGCAGGTTTAGTGTTCACAGCAGTTTCTATTGCTGCTGTGAGTGCTCCTGTCTCTCTTCTTACTGACGCTGAACTACCTGACATTGCTCCATTGATAGAACAAGAACAACAAACACCACCAAAACAAGAGGAGGATGACTGAATCAGAATTTACAGGAGTACCTGGTACTGACGTATCAGATACTGCACCAGGACTAATTCCAGAAAATACTAATCCATTTCCAGGAGGTGATCCACTATCAGAAATTCATCAGCATTTGCACGAATTAAATCAAAAGGTAGATCATTTATTAAGGTCAAGGGTCGAACTGTTAGCTAAGGTAGATCATCTACTTGAGCATGCACATCAACCATTCGAGGGTCATATAACCCTGCATCCACCTGCTAAGGTTCCTGCAGGAGAAGATGATGAGTGGGATGGCGATCCTAACTGTGAGGATTGTAAACCAGATCCAGATCTGATCTGAAGCCTATATAAAACACAACCAAAGAGACCTGAGGGTCTCTTTTTGTTTGGAGATAACAATGAACATGTATGTTAATCTATGTCCAGCATACACTGAGAAGAGTGAGACTCTTACAGTGGACATTCCACCTGACCAGATGGATGAGTTTATGCAATATGTCCACATTCTATCTGAAGAGAAGAACATTAATGCCCGTCGAGCATTTGCAGATTTGATTAAAGAATCGTACTACACACTAATGGAGAAAGACTATGAGCGTAAAGGTCGTAAGAATGCAAAACGGAGAGGACGTAATCGCTGACGTAAAGGAGATGCGTCAGAGTGAGGATGGTCCTGCTATGGCATATAAATTGGAGTATCCATATGCTTTAACTATCAAACCTAATGCAACGTTGCTGTTGGAACAAGAGCAGTCACTTGACTTAGATGAGATTGACATAGAGTTTCAGACATATGTTCCATTGTCAAAGCACTCTTATATATTTCTACCGATACCATCAGTAGCACTTATATATGAACCACATGATAACCTCCTATCAAAGTACCATGAACTATTAGAAGCCAATGCTGAAACTGATACTACTGAAGACCAACCCCCAGTTACACCTGTTGGGACAGCTGACTGAGTTAGATGAAGAACCTAGTCTTCTCATAGAGAGATGCATGGTAGTTAAGGATGATGGTACGTTAGAACCATATCCTAAGCATACAGATCAGAGAGATTTGTTCTTGACATCTGACCTACTCTTTACTATAATGGATCCGTCTGCTACGATAGCAGATGCTTACAAGAAAGCGACTGGAGGTTGATGGATTTTTATACGGACGTTCTTCTCCTTGGCGATGATATACTCTATAGGGGGTATGAAGGCCAGGAACCTGTCCAGTACAGGGAGAAGGTTCGACCTACCTTATATTTTGTACCAGAGGATCAGTCCAAAACGTCAAAGTATAAGACTCTAGATGGACGTTATGCACACCCCAAGAAGTTCGATGGAGCAAGGGATGCTCGTAGTTTCCTTGAGAAGTATGAGCATGTTGATGGTCTAGAGGTACATGGGTATGAACGGTTCGTGTATCAGTACATTGCCGAGAGATTCCCTGACGAGATCCGTTTTGATATGGACCTCATGAAGATCTTTACGATTGACATTGAGGTTGGATGTGATAATGGGTTCCCTTCTGTAGAGGAGTGTCGTGAGGAGGTGCTATGCATCACCTTAAAGGATGTCGTCTCCAAGGAAATTATAACTTGGGGTAGCAGGGAATTTAATGCACCCGATAACGTTGAGTATCGGGTCTTTTGGACGGAGCAGGAGTTGTTAGAAGACTTCCATTCATGGTGGGTCGCTAATACTCCCGATGTTATTACAGGTTGGAACTGTAATTTATATGACATCCCTTACATCTGTCGTCGCATGGAGCGGGTGCTAGGTGAGAAGTGGAAGAAGTCCCTCTCACCGTGGAATAGAGTGGTAGATAGAGAGATAGTAATCAGGGGTCGTAAGCAACTGGCATATCAAATTGCTGGTGTTACGATCCTTGACTATCTTGATTTGTATCAGAAGTTTACCTATTCAGCACAAGCATCTTATCGCCTAGATCATATTGCTAACGTAGAACTAGGGCAGCAGAAACTAGACCACTCTGAGTTTGAGAATTTTAAAGCATTCTATACAAATGATTGGCAGAAGTTTGTAGAATATAATATACATGACGTGGAACTTGTTGACCGTTTGGAAGACAAGATGAAACTGATTGAGTTAGCATTGACACTTTCTTATGACGCTAAGGTAAATCTATCTGATGTTTATAGTCAGGTAAGGATGTGGGATACCCTCATCTATAATGATCTAGCAAAGAGAAATGTTGTTGTTCCACCTAAGATAAGTACTAAGAAAGATGACCAATACGCAGGGGCATATGTCAAAGAGCCTACACCAGGCATGTATGAATGGGTTGCGAGTTTTGATCTTAACTCCCTGTATCCTCATCTCATCATGCAGTACAACATCAGTCCCGAAACCCTTGTTGAGAGACGACATGCAACAGCCTCAGTTGATGGACTGCTTAGTAGAGAAGTCAGGATCGATGGAGATTATTCCGTGTGTGCCAATGGAGCACAATACCGCAAAGACATTCATGGATTCCTCCCAGAAATGATGCAACGGATCTACGATGACCGTACGATCTATAAGAAAAAGATGCTTAAGGCAAAGCAAGACTATGAGCACACCCCCACAGAACAACTCCAGAAGGACATTGCTAGATATAATAATATCCAGATGGCCAGAAAGATCCAACTTAACTCTGCCTACGGTGCTATCGGTAACCAGTACTTCAGATATTACAATCTTGCGAACGCTGAAGCCATCACCTTGTCGGGACAAGTATCAATCAGATGGATAGAGAATAAAATAAACCAGTACATGAATAAGGTACTGAAAACTGAGGAGAAAGATTATGTTATTGCTTCTGATACCGATTCCATTTATTTGCATTTGGGTCCTTTGGTTAAAGCTGTATACAAGGGCAGAGAGAAAAGCAGTGAGAGCACTCTGCGGTTCCTTACGAAGGTGTGTGACGTGGAACTTGATAAGTATATACAAGATTCTTACCAAGAACTGGCTACCTATGTAAATGCATATGATCAGAAGATGATCATGAAGCGAGAGAACCTCGCTGATAAAGGTATTTGGACTGCGAAGAAGAGATACATTCTTAATGTATGGAACAGTGAGGGTGTTCAGTATGCTGAACCTAAACTAAAGATGATGGGTATAGAAGCAGTTAAGTCTTCTACACCTGCACCATGTCGTGTAGCAATTAAAGATACATTAGATCTTGTTATGACTGGTACAGAGGATCAGGTTCAGTCATATGTGTCTAAGTTTAGAAAGGAATTTGAGACACTACCGTTGGAGGACATAGCATTCCCACGTAGTTGTAACAATATACAGAAGTTCTCTTCTAGCAAAGACATCTATGGCAAGGGGTGTCCCATGCATGTACGTGGGTCACTATTATATAATTTTTATGTCAAGAAACATAAGATAGCACATAAGTTTCCACTCATTCAGGAGGGTGAGAAAATTAAGTACATGTATTTGAGGAAACCAAATCGTATAGGAGAGAATGTCATCTCGTTCTTCCAAACTTTACCATCTGAGTTTGAGCTTGACGGATCGATAGACTATGACTTACAATTTGAGAAGAGTTTTCTTGCACCTATCAAGGTTATCCTTGATGCTATAGGTTGGTCCCCTGAGAAACGTGTATCACTGGAGCATATTTTTGGATGACAAATTCTTTTTTTACAGACATCGCCAAGGAGATAGGAAATGAGTACGCTGGCGTTGTTTCTGATGGTGTTGCTGCTGGCGACACAAGTGGTTTTATCGATACGGGTAGCTACCTCTTTAACGCTATTGTATCAGGAAGCATCTTCGGAGGTGTTCCAGGGAATAAGATCACAGCTATTGCAGGTGAGTCAAGCACTGGCAAAACATTTTTCTGCCTTGGTATGGTACAGCATTTTCTCCAATCTCATCCTGATGCTAATGTTGTTTATTTTGAGTCTGAAAGTGCTATATCTAAGGACATGATAGAGAGTCGGGGTATAGACTCCACTCGTATGTTCCTATGTCCTGTTACTACAGTACAAGATTTCAGACAGCAAGCAATTAAGGCAGTAGATATACATTTATCCTATCCAAAGGAGCAACGTAAACCAGTAATGTTTGTACTGGATTCCCTTGGTATGTTGTCCACCACTAAGGAGGTACAGGACACTCAGGATGGTAAGGACACTAGAGATATGACCAGAGCACAGGTTGTTAAGTCTATCTTTAGAGTACTGACACTCAAACTGGGTAAGGCAAACATCCCTATGATCGTAACCAACCATACGTATGATGTGGTGGGTGCCTATGTGCCAATGAAAGAAATGGGCGGTGGTAGTGGACTAAAGTATGCTGCTAGTACTATAATATACTTATCTAAATCCAAGGAGAAGGATGGTAAGGATGTCGTAGGCAACCTTATCAAGTGTGAGACTAAGAAGTCTCGATTCACCAAGGAGAATTCTAAAGTGGAGGTACGATTATTCTATGACGAACGAGGTCTTGACAAGTATTACGGACTACTGGAACTGGGTGAGAGACATGGAGTCTTTGAGCGAGTCGGTAACCGCTATAAGATGGGTGGCTCTAATCTATATCCTAAGTCTATTCTGGCAGAACCAGAAAAGTATTTCACTCCAGAAGTGATGCAAGCATTAGATGAAGTAGCAGCGAAGGAGTTTTCCTATGGTAGTTAGTCTAAAGGATTTCGTTAAGGTATATCCTGGTGCCTTAGACACTAACTTGTGTCGTAACATCATTGATCTTGCATCTAAAACTGAACCAGAAAGATGGGAGCAGAAGGGTCGTCCACAGTGGAACATGTGGAACCTAACCATGATGGCAGAGGAAGATAAGATAGAGGAATGGCAGAAGGTACATAACCAATTGGTCACTGCTATCAAGTCTACTGCTGAACAGTACATGACTGATGTGCAATGTAGAGACTATTGGCCACCTCAAAA